CAGACATTTTGAATTTCCTTCACGAATAAGAGGTTGCGAGACGGGGGCCGAAGCCCCCTGATCATCACAGGGCCGAGCAAGCAGCCTCGATGCGAACCATCCAGTTTTCGTTCAGACGGACAGCGTTCTTGTAGAAGTTCGCGCCGACGTAACCGAACTGGCCCATGGGGTTGGCGTGGGTGATCTGCTTGGCGGGCAAGTAGATCGGCTGGATTGCGCCCATGCCCTTCAGAGCAACCTGGCCCCAGGCTTCCTGAGCAACCACCATGACGGGGTAAACGTCAGCGGTGGTGCCAGTGGTGCCGCCGTTGGACAGGAACGTGCCAGCGGTGATCGAGCCACCGGCCGACAGGAACGGCTTGAAGTAGGGGCTGGTGATGATGCGGAAGCGCTCGATCGTGCCGATTTCGCGCTCATGGGTGGGCTTCTGCTGGCCGTAACGGGCGACGGGCACGAAGCCAGTCAGGTTACGGAAGTCAGCTTCCATGTCGGTGTGGATGAACACCAGGTAGCCAGGTTCGATGGCGGTCGTGTTGAAGTTGACCGAAGAGGCCAGCTTCTCGGTCACCAACTGAGCGTGAGCCGACTCGAGCTGACGGGCAGCCTGGCGCAGCTTGTTCAGGGTGATGGCGGTGTTCACGCTGGCACGGGCGGTGCCGTTGGCGTACACGACGTTGGTGCCACCACGAACCACACCGTAAGAGATCAACTCTTCGATGGAGGCCATGTGCTCGCCAACCAGCTTGACCATGTCGCCGGGGATGTCATCCTCGTACATGGCTTCGGCTTTGCTCGACAGCTTCATCAGCACGCCGTACTGCTGCACGGTCACCTGAACGTCCTGGTAAGCAATCGTGCGGGCACCGGGGGTGACGCCTTCTTGCAGCAGGTAGTTGCTGGCGGTGATGCTGGGAGCGCCGTTGGAACCAGCGTCGATCGGCAGAGCGCGGCGGAACACCACGGTGTCGGTCTTGTTCTGGGGCAACTGTTTCTGAGTGCCGAAGCTGCTCAGGACTTTGATGGGCATGGCGTGCTTGAGCATTTCGCGCTCGGCCATGATGAGGTTCCGGGAAGGAACAAGGGAATAGGTTTGCATGATCAATTACCTTTTTGTCGATCAAGTTCATCGAGATAGCGCCAGTACTCCTCCGGCGTCATGTCCTCCACCGCCTTAGACCTGACGTTTCCGCCAGACCGGCCTGAAGGGATAGCCGCCGCAGCAGACAGGTGCTGCGTTCTTTGTGACGTTACCGACTTCATGGCGTCTGAATGCAGATCCAGCAGGCGCACTGCGTCTTGCGGGCTTTCGCTCGCCGCAAGCATTTGCACCTCGCGTGGTTGCCGATTCAGCCAACCAACAAACTCGGGCGTCTGTACACGATCCTGCCAACCCGGATGCCGAACCTCGACGGCCATCTCTGAGCGCAAGCGGTGGATCTCTTCGGCTGTTACACCGGGCTGCTGCACGGGTTGCTGCTGTTGCTTGAGTTGGTTCTCAAGCAACGACAGCCGCTCGTTCAGAGCCGACTCCATCGCGTCTGCAAACTCTGGATAGTCCTTCTTGAGGGCTTCCATCTTGGCCGGGCTTGCTTGCGCCGCGCGGATTTCATTCGCGCTCGGTGCTGCACCGCCTGTAGCCGTGACTTGCTGGGCCGCTTGAAGCTGCTGCTTCATTTGGCTTCCCAAGCCACCGATGTGGCCTTCGGCATTTCTCAAGCGTTGCGTGACTTGAGTCAGCATTGACTCGAGTCCAGCGATCTTGTCCAACAGAATCTGCTCGCTCGTCGGAGCCGTCTCTTCACCAGGCTTCGGTGCATCGGCCTGTGCGGCGGGTGCTTGCCCAGTGGGTTCGGTCGGAGCCGAGTTATCTGTTGGCGGGACTTCTGGCTCGGTGGGAGCGGGTGCGCCGCCCTTCTCCTCCGCATCCAGTTGATCCCAAATCTTCTGTGCTTCCTCTTGAGGGTTGACTGTTTCCTGTACTTGCATGGTGGTTCCGTCTCACTGCTTTTGGTCATTGTTGACCGGGGTCGCCGACGCTTTGAGCAAGCTCATCAGGGTCGACTGCGGGACTCAGGCTTGCCTGCTCGGCAAGGCTGAGAATTCGTTTCAGCTCGGCAATCCCACCTCGAA